TCGCTCACCGACGCGAAGGGACTGACACTGCCGAAAGAGATAAGCGGCTCTCTGGACTTGAGGTCGCTCACCGACGCGAAGGGACTGACACTGCCGGAGAAGTGCGGCTCTCTGTACTTGAGTTCGCTCACCGACGCGAATGGACTGACACTGCCGAAAGAGATAAGCGGCTCTCTGGACTTGAGGTCGGACTTAAAGAAAAAGCTTGGCATAAAATAATTTCATGTCCTCCTGACCGTTGACATGATTGGGAATGTGACGCAGACTACACTGTGGTTAGCAAAACCCAAATAATTATCCCGGCAGAATCACAACTAGCCGGAAAAATAAAAAAGGAGCCCAAGCCATGACTAAGGTGATTTGCGAGAAGGCGCAAGACGGCGATTGCTGCGGTGAAACAGATTTTATAGGGGCGTGCCATTGGGCGACCCCATCAACAGGTCGTCAGCGAATAATATATTGCGGGGATGATGAAGTGGAACTTGTGCCCGTATCGGGCGAGGAGAAAACCAATGCCGGAAAATAAACCCAAGCTGTGCAAGGATTGCGCGCATTCATGTGACTATCGTTATTACCCGCTACAATGCAACTCTCCAGAGGCTACAGGGGATGTTGTGTCAGGAATGGAGTATTGCAGCATTACAAGAAATCACAACTGTGGTCTCGAAGCAAAATACTGGCAACCCCGCCCGTCTATCTGGGCGCGGATTTTGGAGTGGTGGAGGGGATTGTGGAAAATAAAACATGGCGGGATAGATATTATAAGCAGTTTAGTTTTCTTGAGGGATATTTAGGAGAAAAAGCAGAATGTGAACTGCGCCAGTTTATAACTGACGAAATCTCCGCAGCAGAGAAGCGGGGCGTGGAATTGGAACGCGAAAACAGGAAATGTTATACATGCGAAAGGTTAGACCGCTTGCTTGCAAGAGAAAAGGAAACAAACGAATTAGATAACTGGTATCGCCAGATGTGGAAAGATGAGCATGAAAAATCTAGTAACTTGACGAAAGCATTGAAAAAAATCATACAAGACAATGCTCGTAATTGCTTGGGCATAGCGGCAGCCGCACTTAAATCCTACGAGGAGGGCAGGTGATGATTGACGAACTTGTAGTATCGTTGGACACGGCGAAGAAGTTGAAGGCGGCGGGGTGGATAAAGCCGACGGCGCATTGTTGGTCAATGTCAAATATCAGCAATGGGGAATACCGTGTTTATGTATCAGCGCATCTGGCTAATGATATTAATGCCCCCACAGCCGAGGAGATATTGGTGGAGCTGCCAATCCAAAGAATTGATGACGGTGACACGCCATTAGAATTGGCAATATCAAGATGCCGAACTTATTGGTATGTTGCATATTTGGTGAGTGAAGAGGTTGCGCCTTACGAGACAGAATTTCATGACGTATCCCTTTCCGAAGCCGCCGCGCAGATGTGGCTATGGTGCAAAAAGGAGGGCTATATAAAATGAAAAATAAAACCGCGCTTGAATACGCTTGCATAGATGTATTGGAATGGGCCGAACTGTGCCCAGCACCATGTAAACCTGAGGAATGCGATGTGCCTTTTGGTGAGGACGCGATGCGCAAGTGTATACGCCTCCTTAAAAAGTATTACACGGATAAAGCGAGGAAAAAGAAATGACCTGCCCAGATTGCAAACTGATGGAACCTCCGGCAAAAGATTGCTCCTGCTTAAATGAGTACGGGGCGAATCCAGATTGCCCCTATTGCGACGGCAGAGGTTTTACCTGTGATTGGTGTCCCGCCGATGTTGAAGCCGCGCACTATGACAGGAAGTTAGAGGATAAAAGAGGACTATGAATAAACTACTGTGGGAAGCTTATGTCGCTACCGGAGGTTCAGATATTAATGACGCGCAGCATTGCCGGGATATTTTTTGCGGTGATTGCGCCGCCTACCAACCGAGTGGATGCCGCAACAAAAAGGAATATACTTGCATGATGGAGCAATATATCGCAGAAGTATGGGGACTGGCGTGAAAGAGGCTTACGCGCTAAGCACTTGTATTCTGGTGGGATTTTCCCCGGCAGAAATCGTGAAATTCAAGGAGGGGCAAATACCTGGTACCGTACTGGTTAAAGGCAACACAATATCAGTAGCTCTGTCTGTAGAAGTTTTCGAGGCTAACTTCAAGGAGAGGGGGAATAATGAATGAACTGTGTTTGATGTTATGTTCGGGCAGTACCACAGTGAAGGCCGTAAACTTATCGCTGTGGGCGGTGGGATTGATAAGCGTGGTCGTCGTATTTGGCATAGCTGCGCTTATCGGATTTATCGTGATTCTGCGCGAAATGTTTGGCGTAGGAGAGAACGTATGAATGGCTGGCAAAAATTTGGCGTGTGTATCGCAGTTGGGTTTATTATGCTAGTTGGTTTTCTGTTGGGCCAAATAGTAGAAAGAAAAAACTGTGAAAATCTCTGCGCGCGCATGGTGTGTGGAGATTTTATAGTGGGAGATTTACAACAGTTTGGCGAACCTAACAAGAAAATCGTTTATAAATCGGGTAGTACATCTGTTTTATTTATGGCCCATGTATCTGAAAATGAGGGTTCTATATGGAAAGGAAAAACACTGTGGGATATTGCTTACGAAAATCCTATATTGAAGAAGCAATTAGAATCTGGTAAAAGTGCCGATAACCAATGGCTACTGAAATTGGGGTATAGTAGTAACGGGCATACTACTGACAGATTAGAAGTATCCTATGACGGAGATTTCATAGTTAACGGGACTGTGTTATTTCAAAATAGGAATTTAGCCCTTGTTATTTTGGAAACGATAATAAAACCCCAAAGTGAAGCGTCCCAACGATGAAATATATCAACGCAAAATGTTTGAGTTGCATAGGGTCTATGATAGGCGCGACGCGCAAGGAAGGCTGGTGAAATGAAAATAAGCGAATTGGTAAAACAGGCACACGAAACCGCAAAGGCTAAGGGCTGGTGGGAGGAGAAGAGAACTTACTTGGAAATTCTTGCACTAATTCATTCCGAAATTAGTGAGGCTGTTGAATGTGTGAGAGAAGGTATGATTGAACCTACTGTTGAAACCACCGAAATATTTAATGGTGGAAGTAAGGTGCCGCAGAAAATCTCAAAGAAGCCTATAGGCCTTCCTTCCGAACTCGCAGACGTTATTATCCGCATAGCTGACTTTTGCGGGCATGAAGGTATAGATTTGGAAGCTGCGATAAAGGCCAAGATGGCCTATAATAAAACAAGGGCATATAGACATGGCGGAAAGGCAGCATAATGGCTAGGCATAAACGATTATATTTAATCACAGATATGCAAACGGGACGCACATTCACCGTCAAGGCTTTCTCCGTAGAGCAAGCAGCGCACTTTGGTGGCTATAAACTGTCCGATATTCAAGGTAAGAAAATTAGCGTAGTGAAAATTGATAAGCCTTGAAAATGGGTGCGTTATTTACTATAATAACATTAGGGATAAATTATGCTTACAAGCAAAGGCCAGCAATGCGATGTATGCGATAAGTTTGCATTTCCAGGTGATGAATTTTTTAAGTTTGTGATTCCGATGGTTGCGGCTAAATCAGACCCTAAGATACCGGCTCCGCTTTTAGCCTGTCCGTCATGCCGGGAAAAACTAAATAAGGCTATGATTGATAACGGACAAATGACTGTCTTGCATAATATAGACGCTTTGCCTCCCGGAAGGCTCAAACGGATATTAATGCAGATACAAAACAAACAGAGTTTGAGGATTGCTTAATGCAAAAGGATTGTGTTGTGAAAGAGTTAAACTTCGCCTTCGGGATAAATATTTCCGCGATACTCGCGCTATTTGAGGCTGTTGCCTATTTTGCTATCATAAAAAGACGGATTTTGACGGGCTGGTGGCGGAATGGCAGACGCGACGGACTTAAAATCCGTTGGCCGCAAGGCCGTGGGGGTTCGAGTCCCCCCCTGCCCACATAACAGGCGCATGATTGAAGATATAGTAAAAGCGATTCGTAATTTGTTCGCAGGCAGCACGAATCTTCCCGCGCAATGCGGAGTGTGGGCTGAAATTTATGACAAAGCTACCGCCTAGACAAGAGCGATTTCGCTAAATATACCTATGATTAAATTTCCAAAACATGTCGAATTGAGAATTAACCACAACCCCCAAGTAATAAATAATGAAACCGTGGCAGAATATTTGCGTATTGAAGAAGTAGAAGATTGTGATTTTATTAATAGTGATGATGAAGCCGTTGCAATTAAGAATAACAGTTTGTGGGTTATCCAGTGGTATCCTTCTAATCCCGTAGGTTTCTATTGGGCGTATGGGGCTACATTTGAAACCGCACTAAATAAAGCAAATGAAATAAATAGGGAAGTTTATGGATAAAAAAAGAATAACAAAGCCATGCTTGAGGTGTGGTAGATTGCGACATAGAAATATGATATGCGAATGGGGTATGTCTTTAAAACCGGGAAGCATTAATTATATGACGCCTTATGGAGATATTTATCATATTCGTGGAGCTATTAAATTTAAGGGTATAGGTAGATATTTTAGGATTAATCATGCCGCATAAATTAACCCCTCGCCAAGAGCGTTTTTGCCAGGAGTATATTAAAGACCTTAACGCTACACAAGCGGCTATTCGTTCTGGATATAAACAGCCAAATGTGCAAGGTCCCACTCTATTAGTAAAAAATAGTATTAAAAACCGTATCGCAGAACTCACTAAACCACGCACTGAGGCTGCTGGCTTGACCGCAGAGCGTGTTTTGCAAGAAATACAGCGCATATCCTGCTGTGATATCGGGCAAGCATTTAATGAGGACGGAACGCTCAAGCCGCTTAAAGATATGCCGGAAGATGTGCGGAGGGCAATATCTGCCATAGAAATAGAGGAGAAACGGGAAGCAGATAGTGATGATGGTAAAGTTTTTGGCACAGTGAAAAAAATCAAGTTTTGGGATAAGAACAAGGCTATAGAGATGGCGGGCAAGTATCATAAGCTATTTACGGACAAGGTAGAGCATTCCGGCAGCGTAACGCTTGAACAACTCATTGACGGGTCTTTTAAGGCTGAGAGGGAAAATGACAAAAGCTAGGATTTGGAGTATTTTTTTAAGTGGTTATTTTTTGGGGCTTGGGTTTTCAATGGTATCCCGGCATTCAAAAACAGAGGCATTTTTTTCGCTAGCGTGTTCTCTTATAATAGTATCGTTAATCATGGATAAAATGGCAAAAAAATGAGTATGTATTCCAGCGCAAGCATTAATCGGGACACGGCCATAAAGTTTCTATCCGAGAGAATAGGAGATTTTTCTAACGATGAAATAGAGGATATCCTTAACTATTTGCTGACACATAGATTGTCGGTCCTATTTTCTGTAATTCCTGACGGGAAATGTTATCCTGATATACAAAATAATATCCTAACCGAGATAACTGGAAAAGTTAAATCTGTTTATCCACAGGAAGATGAACTTAGCATATAAAAAATATGCTTCCAGCTCACGCTAAACTAATCGAATGGAGATATGATACCGCACTGTTTGCGCGGGATAATTTCCAGTTTGAGCCGGATAAGTGGCAGCTTGAGGCTTTCAGGGCATTAGACGCTAAAGATACTCCCCGGCTCCGTGTCGCGCTTAAAGCCTGTGCCGGACCCGGCAAGACCGCAGTGCTTGCAATCTATGGCTGGAAATTCCTATCAACATGGTGTCAGCAGGGCGCACATCCCAAAGGCGCGGCAATAGCTACAACAAAAGATAACCTTGACGATAACCTCTGGCCCGAATTCTCGAAATGGCAGCAGCGTAGCCCATTCTTGCGCGACCAATTCACGTGGACAAAGAGCAGGATATTCGCTAACTGTGCGCCTGAAACATGGTTCCTCTCCGCGCGAAGCTATCCTAAGACTGCCGACGAAAACGAACAGGGCCGAACGTTATCAGGCTTACATAGCGATTATGTGCTATATCTTATTGACGAATCCGGCGACATACCTATCTCGGTATTAAAGAGTGCAGAGCAGGGACTATCAAATTGCAAATTCGGACGAATAATCCAAGCCGGAAACCCCACAAGCATGACGGGGATGCTGTATGCGTCATGCACGGATTTGGCTGATAAGTGGGAGACTATAACCATTACCGGCGACCCGGATGACCCGAATCGAAGCCCACGCATAGACAAGGAGTGGGCCATTGAACAGATAAAGACCTACGGACGTAACGACCCTTGGGTAATGGCTTATATTCTTGGTCTATTCCCCCCCGTAGCCATGAACGCGCTTATAGGCCCGGATGAGGTTGATGCGGCAATGAATCGCATTATAACCGAGGCGCAAGTAGCTTTCAGCGATAAGCGTATCGGTGTGGACTGTGCGAGGTTTGGAGATGATAGGACATTCATTGCACGTAGGCAGGGATTAGCTGCGCTTGAGGGCGTAACCATGCGTAATGCCCGTAGCGAAGAGATAGCGGCCCGTGTAGCTTCTATTGATAGCGAGTGGAAAGGAAGCGACTTACAATTCATTGACTCTACTGGTGGATGGGGAGCTGGTGTAGAGGATGCTTTAAGGCTGGCGCAATATAAACCTATCCCCATCAATTTTAGCAGCACGACGGTAAACAATCCGCGCTATTTTAATCGCCGCACTGAAATGATTTATGAGTTTTGCGAGTGGATTAAGCGCGGAGGATGCTTGCCGAAATCCCCGCAACTTAAAAAAGAATTATGCGCTCATACATATTTTTTTCAGAATGGCAAAATCCGCGTTGCTGAGAAAGACCAAGTAAAGAAGTTGATAAAATGCTCACCCGACGAAATGGACGCTTATGCGCTAACCTTCGCGCTGCCGGACAGGCCGCGTCCATCGGAGGCTGGACAAGAATTGACTAAGCGTCGCAACCGTGCAGAGTTTGCAAGGCCGCATAACTACGACCCATTCAGCGAGGAGAATAATCCATATCGAGATAATGGTTGACAATTCCGCGCACTGTGGTATAATTAAAGTTGGAGACAATCAATATGGGTTCAGTGGCAGACATAATTTCGGCACCCGTAATGGCTACAGTTTCAGCCGCTAAGGGTATTGGAAAAATAGTGGACAGAGCTACTACTTCCCCGAGCAATCCTCTTGTCGGTGCGCTGAAAGAACAGACAAAACAAGCCGCAGATTTACAGGCACAAACTTTAGCACAGCCTAAAAAATTACAGTCCGATGATTTTCTTGCAAGGAAAAACGCACAGATTGATAAATTGCGCATGGGCCTTGCAAGCACGATGACGGGTGCGGGGCTTACATCTCAATCTTCGGGAAAGAGTAAGTTGGGCGTATAATGACCAAAGACGTAGCCAAATCCATAGCCGAATCAAAAGCATACCAAGACGCAATGCGCGTTCTTGGTGCTTTGGTTGGCTGGGGTAAAGTTATGGCTGAATTCAAGGATGGTAAAATAGTGATGAGCCGGTTTGAAACTGATATAAAACACTAAAGCGGGTAACTGATTACAGTAGCCGCCCTCTATGCCTAATGGCATGGTGGGCGGTTTTTTTATGGATAAAAAATGTTGCTAAGTAACAATATGCCAGACCCGCGTTACGGCGGGCAAACAAACGGGATGCTTGAGCCTATTAACAAAAAGGCTCTTCCGTCTACGCCTAACATTGACCTTGCTCCATATCAGCAGCGATGGTCTTTAATGCGCCTTGAGGTATTTACGAAGTGGTATCAGCACTGGCGAGACCTATCCCGGTATATCAATCCCAAGCGCGGATGGTTTGAGGGATTCGTTCCTAACTATAACGGGCAGTATGACTATAGGCTTGTTATGGACGGCGACCCGGCGCAGTATGCACGTGTTCTATCGGCTGGCATGACCTCCGGCCTTACTTCCCCTTCCCGTCCTTGGTTCAGGCTTGCACTTGAGTATCCAATGATAGAAAAATCCGCAGCAGTTGATATGTGGCTTGAGGACGTAGAGCGCACGATAATGTCCGTGTTTTCAAAGTCAAATATATACGACGCTTTTCAGCATTGCTATGAGGAATTGGGGTTATTCGGAACCGGCGCATTTGGAATATACGAGGATTATGACCATGTTATCCGTGCTCGGTCTTATACCGTTGGAGAATACTACTTAGGCACAGGACACGATAGCCGAGTAAACAGTTTTGCCCGCCAGTATTACCAGACGGTTGACCAGCTTGTTGAAGAATACGGATGGGAGAATTGCAGCGATAAGACCAAGGCAATGTATCAAGCGGGAAACCGCGACCAGTTTGTTTTGGTTTATGAGCTGGTTGAGCCGAATACAACCCGCGTTTCCGGGCTTGAGAATTTCCAAGGCAAGAAGTTTAGGTCTATTCGGTGGGAAGCGCAGAACAATACCAACAAGGCATTAAAGATTTCCGGCTATAACGAATTCCCGATAATGGCTCCCGTTTGGGATACCGTTACCACAGCCGATATATACGGTATTGGCCCGGGCTGGCATAGCCTAGGGGATATTAAAGAGCTTTACCGGATAACCAAAGACCTGTTGCTTATCACAAACAAGATAGGCGACCCCCCTGTTGTGTTGGATGCCAGTGTTGAAGGGCAGGGCAATATGCTCCCCGGCGGCATTACTCGGTCTACCTCTACCACGTCTAACGCTGGGATACGACCGGCTTATCAGATTCAGGGAGACCCCGTATCGCCGCTACGCTTACGGATTCAAGAAAAGAAGCAGCAGATTGCCAGCCGGTTCTATGCAGACCTGTTTATGATGATGCTCAATAATGAGCAATCAAATATGACGGCGCGAGAAGTCGCGGAGAAGTCCAGCGAGAAATTGCTATTGCTTGGGCCGGTTCTTAACCGCGTTCAGTGTAATATGCTTAACCCTGCTATTGAGCGCACTTTTGCTATTTGTTTACGGAAAGGATTAATCCCGCCGCCTCCTCCCGAAATACAGGGTCAGCCGCTAAAGGTTGAGTATATCAGCATTTTAGCACAGGCGCAGAAGATAGCCGAAGTCCAACAGATTGATGCTATGTCAAGCTATGTGGCGAACCTCGCGCCGGTATTCCCAACTATCGTTGACAACTTTGACCAAGACGAAGCGGTAAGAGAACGTGCTGAAATGCTTGGAACACCTAAACGCATAATCCGGTCCAAGAATGATGTTGCTGGCATACGGCAGCAGCGGGCACAGTTGCAAGCAGCTACGGAGCAACAGGCAGCTATGGCACAGGCGGCAGAGATGGCACAGAAGCTATCCCAAACTCCCGTAGGTGATAGGAACGCGCTTGAGCATTTGACCAACACGGAACCGGCGCAGGAGGGTATGTAATATGTCCAGCGACCCTAAAAACATTGAGCAATTAACCAAAGACGCAATTGCCCGCAATGTTGAGTATGAGAAGTATGCGGGTATGGACGATGTTGAAATTGCAAAGGTAAAAAAAGAGGCCGAGGAGCGCAAGCGATTACTCAAGGGCCGATTTGATATGCAGCAATCCTTGCGTCATGTTGAAGTCCGGCGCACGTTGTGGCGTATATTGGAATTTAGCGCACCGTATCAACCGTCCTTTGACCCTGTAAATCCGGCTAATACGGCACATAGAGAAGGCCAGCGTTCCGTCGGGTTAGAGATAATCAAGATGATAATGGACGCGGATTCACAGGCATATTTGCAGATGTTCAATGAACATCAGAGCGATTTGAAGGTTGAGAACGAGCGAAAACGCAAGGAGAGCGAAGAACATGACGATTAAAGAATCAATAGCACCTGCCGCACAGCCAGCACCGGCCCCGGCAGTTATAGAGCCAAAGGAAGGCGCACTGGCAAGCCCTGCCGCGCAACCCGCGCCCGCGCCTGAATCTAAAGCAGAACCGCCCAAAGAGGGCGATGATACCACAATCTTAGGTGCAAAACCTAAAGAAGAAGGAAAACCGGCTGGCGAATCAAAGCCGCCGGTAAAGCAGGAAGCACCCGAAAAGTATGCTGACTTCGCCCTGCCGGAAGGTGTAACTATGGATAAGGCCATGCTTGAAAAAGCGTCAGCCGAATTCAAAGCAATGAACCTCTCGCAGGAACAAGCACAGAAGTTGGTTACTATTCAGGCGGAACACGCCAAAGCTATGAATGCCGAGATTATCAATTCATTCAAAAAACAGGTTTCAGACTGGAAAGACCAGACTGTAAAACTGTATGGCAATGAGTTTGAAAAGAAATCCGGCGTAGCGGCTGCGGCGATTGACCGATTTGGGTCTCCTGAACTCCGTCAGTTGTTGAACGATACCGGATTGGGTAATCATCCCGACGTTGTAAAGTTTTTCGTATCCGTCGGTGAAAAGATGGCAGAAGACCAGCCCGGTGAAGGCAAGAAGCCGCAAGGCGAAAAAAGCACCGCAGAGCTTTTGTATGGCTCTACGATGACTAAAAAATCGTAGCAAAGGAGACTACTAAATGTCTACAGCAATAGGTAATACCATGCTTACCCTGTTCGACCATGCAAAGCGCGTGGACCCGGACGGTAAAATTCCCCGGATAGTGGAGATGATGAACCGTTCCAATCACATCATAGACGATATGGTTGTGGTTGAGGGAAATACGCAGAACGGTTATATCACCACTCTCCGCACCGGCCTACCGCAGATTGCTTGGCGGTCTATCAATCAGGGCACACAGCCTAGCAAGTCTACCACGAAACAGGTTACTGTTACGGCTGGTATTCTTGAAGGTCTTGGAAAGGTTGATGAGGAACTGGTTGAACTCGCGTCAGACGGTATGGCTTTCCGCCTTACCGAGGTTTCGCCGTTCATGGAATCGTTTACGCAGACGCTTGCTACCACAATGTTCTATGGTGATGTCCGTGTAAATCCTGACCGCTTCACGGGACTGTCGGCGTTCTACGCGCAGCTTAATGCCGCGTATCAGGCAAACCCGGACGCGCTTGTAAATCCGTCCACCAGCCTGCCGGATTCAGGCCGCAACGTGTTTGACGCTTCAATGGGTGGTGTTTATGGCACTCCCGGAAACGGTGTCAATTGTTCTATGTGGCTTGTTGTGTGGGGTGATAACTCCATACATACCTTCTATCCGAAGGGAACCCGCGCCGGTATTTACCATGAGGATAAAGGTAAATGGCTGGTTGATGATGGTCGTGGTGTTGGAGCGTCTTATTTCGCGTTCGTTGACCAGTATAAGGCAAAACTTGGCCTTTGCGTCCGCGATTGGAGACAGGCCGTCCGCATAGCCAACATTGATACTACGGCTCTGGCTACCGCGTCCGACAACAATGACTATTCGGCTAACCTTATCAAGAACGCGATACAGGCAGTCAACTATATCCAATTCCCGCAGATGGGTAAAGCTGTTTGGTACTGTAATCGTGTCCTCAAGACCTATCTCGAAGTAAAAGCAATGAATAGATTTAACGCTTCTTTGCTTGCTACTACTATCGAAGACGGTCTGCCGGTTACTCGCCTTATGGGTATACCTATCCATAAATGCGACGCGCTGATGAATACCGAAGCGGCGGTGTCCTAATATGGCGTTGACTAAATCGGCGTTCATATACGGACAGGAACAGCAGAACGGTCTTGCTGGGTATCTCGCGGTTCATTTCAGAGGATGGGGAACTGCGACGGTGCTTAGCGGACAGACTGCTATTGTCGTAACCGATACAGAAATAAAGACTGGCGATATTATCATAGCTTCCGTAATCACTAAAGGCACAAATGCCTGTTATGTGGTTGGAACTGCGATAACAAACGTTACGTCGTTCACTATCACGGTGAACACAGACCCTGGAGTCGGTGGTGCGGTAATAGGATACCTCATCATCCGCGCATAGCCCCAAAGGGCAAGGAGAAAAAAAATGATACTTGATAGACTGAATGTTCTGACCGCCCTTGATGTGGGCGATTCCCCGACACTGGTGCAGGATACTGGTTCCACGTCCTGTATTGACCAAGGTGTTTACGGTGCGTCGTTTAGCACCGTTGACGCTGGCGGGGTTTATGTCGGACCGTATCTAGTAGTTAGGCTGAAAGCTGCTTGCACTTCCGGCACTTCGGCTGCGACTGTTACGTTTGTGTGGCAGGATTCCCCGGACAATTCAAGCTGGACTGACTTGTTCACGAGCCCAGCCTACACCATAGCGCAACTTACCACAATCCCGCAAATGCTATTGGCTGTTCGTATTCCAGCGACAAAGCAGCGGTATTGTCGTGTAGCGTTTCGCATTGGCACGGAAGTGCTTACTGCTGGAACTTTCCAAGCGTTCCTTGTCAACGACGTTGAACAGATTGGATTGATACAGCGTGGTGCGACACAGACGGTTACTATGCCTACTGGTGCTATGAATCAGACTATGGGCAATAGTGTATTGGATAGCTAATATCTATCCTGAACGGTTTACCGTTCCAAACGTAGCCCCGGCCTACGATACCCGAAAGGGAGCCGGGGGTTAACCAAAAGGAGAAAACTCGATATGGCTTATACGAAAGAACAGAGAGAAGCAAACGCGGCAAAGTCGGCAACGGCTGGTCCGGTTATGGCAGAACAGCCCACGCGAAAAGTGATACGGCCCATGCCCGCCGAAACTAAAGCTGAAAAGCTAGAAAAGAAACTCAAAAAGGGATGGTGCAAGTTTGCCGCCGAAAATCGTTGTTACGTTGAGGGTGTTCAGCTTGAAGGCGACCAGACGATAACGCTTTCCCCTGCTGCCGCATATCGCCAGAGCAAGAATAAAAACTTGCGACTGGTTGAGGGTGAAATAGTAGCAGACCTGTCGAAGGACGAAATAGAGGCATTGGAGGATGGTGAACCGTCCGTTACTGAAACTGCCTATATCCCTGACGGACAGGTTAGGCTGATAAAACAGGCGTAATAAATTCAGTCCGGGGCGCATCTTGGTGGTGCGCTCCGGCATAAAAACCATAGTGGAGACTAAAATGAAAAAAGCAATACTTTTTATAGCGATGCTGTCAGCCATACCCGCTATGGCAATGTCAGCAACGCTCACAAAAACAGGCCCCATAGCGTACGGAGGCTATCTTGTAAATGAATCCGGATTAGCATATAGCACGTCTGCAACGCTTGACGTTGATTCTTATGGTGCGCGGAAAGTGTCGGCGGTGGTGTCTTTGACTTCTACGACCTTTACATCAGGCACATTTACCGACGGAACGCAGTCAACTGGAAGCGTTACTGTTGCGTCAACCACGTCATTGTCTGGCGTAACCCTAAAAATAAATAGGATAACATTGACGGCAGGAACTGATTATGTCGTTGACGTTCCTACTAAAACAGCTACAAACATTGCGGCAGCAATAAATGCAAATTCCTTTCTTGCGCCTATTATTCTTGCCGAAGCTTCTGGTTCAGTCGTAACCTCTACGTCCGTTGCTGTGGGAGGTAATTATACAATGGCTGTTTCTAATGCTGCCAAACTCACATTATCCGGCGCAAATATGACCGGAGGCACAGGCGCATATTACAGTGCTGCATCTGATACGATTAGGATAGCTTCACATGGATATACGCTTGGCTTGCCGGTGCTTTATACGCAAGGTGCGGCGATTGGCGGGCTAACTGACCAAACTACATATTATGTTATTCCTGTGGATACCAATAGCATAAAACTGTCCGCAACTTCTACCGGCGCAATCGCGGGTTTGCCTGTTAACATCACCACGCAACGCGCACAGCTTACCGCAAACACTTACACACTCGCGCCTTTAGAAATTGACGGGAATGCCAGTTATAAATGGCAAGAATCAAATGACGGAACGACCTATTTTGATATGGGCGTTTCAAGCGTAACTGTGGTATCGCCTTACACACTAGACGTATCAACGCAGGATTTTTCAGACGTAAATTTCAGATATTTGCGTCTGAATATAACCGCTCCGACTTATGGCGGTATCCAAATAAAAGCCGCAACACACGTAAAGGAATAGGTGAATAAAATGAAAAAAATACTTATAACAATATGCTTGTTATGCGCCGGTGTTGCTATGGCGCAGGAAAATCAAAGGCCGTCATATTTCGCGTCTAATCGTGGAAGCGGCGGTTATGTTATGAACTCTTATGGTTCATACTTCGGGTCCATGTTCAACAAGAAAAGCGGCGTTAATACATGGTGTCTTGGATATAGCACAGACATGATAGCGTCAACGGGGACATGTGTCCTTGAATGGAATACTTCGGGAATTACTGGAAATGTTACTGGAAGCATTACCGGAGCCGCTTCGCTAAATGTTCTTAAAGCTGGCGATACCATGACCGGGGCATTTGTTATCGCTCCATCCACTAGAACATCAACGGATGATTACGTTTACATATCAAAAATATCTGGAGATGTTCATACTGGTGGCGCGGCGCAGAAAACTTATGCTCTCGGAATAACCACAAATAGACCAGTTGGGTCTGCCGCTACTGGAGATTCCAACGACGCATTGATACGCGGCTCATTCAATAACTATGCAGCCAACGACGCTAATTTCATAATGCGCGGCATAAACATGAGCGTCAACAATCGTAGTGGCGGTACGCTTGGTTTCCTTGACAACGCGCTTGGGAATCAGAATAAAACCGGAGGCACGGTAGGTACGATAACTGGCCTTACGGTGACTCCTGAAAACTACGGCACAGTGTCGGACTTGTTCGGCGGCGTTGACGTCGTTATGAAAAACGAAGGTGCGGTTGCTACTTCGGAGTTTGGTGTTCGAGTCCGCAATCTCAATAACTCACTCGGCACGGCGGTTGATTCAGCGTTTCTTGTTAGCGATACCGGAGCAAATATAGGATTCACTAACGGGTTGAATTTGAACGGCGCAACCGTGACAAATGACTTGAAACTGCATAGCGGCGATGTTATAAGCAATGCTGCTGCTGGTACTGTTGGATTCAGCGGTGGGATAGATGTTGTTGGTGGTATAAATGCGGGTTCTGGCAATGTCGGGATTGTTGATGCAACAGGAAAAATCCCTGCAATATCTTCAACGTATATTGCTGACCTAAGTGGCACGAACTTGACGGGCGTTGCGTTACTCGGTTCCGCTAATACGTTCAGTGCTGATATGAATGCAAAGAGCATTGACTTAACTGGCGGCGTTTCAGCTTCCACGGTGAGCATTGGTTCGCTGTCTTCCGCGGAGGCGATAACATTGACGGACAATTACATACCGATGCAAGTAAATGTTGAATCGCAAACCAATCCGGGCGCAGCTTACACGCTAGGTGGCATTTATGGTAAAGCGTCTAGCAAGTCTGGTACGGATATGGCAAATGTTCAAATTGTGGGTGTGCTTGCCCGTGCTGGAATGAACAGCAATGTTACCGACGCTTACGGTACACAAAGTCATCTCTCTATAGCAAGTGGGGCGCGCTCAACTGGAAACATGACGGCGGTGTCAGGAAAAACCATACTTGCCGACAGCGTTAATTCTGGAATAGTTACGGCTGGATTGTTTACACTGGAAGGTCCTGTCGGTGCAGCGGTTTCCCCCACAACGGCATATGGTATCTGGGCTGACATTGTGGACACTAATATCAATTCTGGCGTAATGGTTCATGCCAACGGCTCAACCGTAGGTTCTGGTTTGACCATGGCTAAAACTGGAATTGGTGCATTCACTAAAGATATCACGCTTCAGAATGGCGAAACTATTGACAATGCCACAGATGGGGCTATTTCCTTTAGCGGTGCTATCGCCCCATTAAGCAAGAGCAAGGCTGACCTTTTAGCGGATACTCCCGTAAAAGTGGGAGTTATGTATTCCTGCTCAGATTGTTCCGCGACGACTATAGCGTTTTCTACTGCCACAACTCCCGGCGGTGTATCTGATATTGCGAATAGAACTACGGCGATAAACTAGGGGGTTAAATGGATGCGTCTAATACAAAAATAACGATAATAAACAAAGCCCTCTCGCATATCAAGCAAAGGACAATTACCTCGCTTGACGAACAGAGCGAACAGGCGCGTAAGGCAAATCTATTCTATGATTGTGCGCGTAGGTCTGCCTTGCGTGGATGTGATTGGCGGTGGGCCACAGTCAAGAAACCTCTTACTTTGCTTGGAACTCAAGAGGACGGGCTTGCATATCCCGACGATAATTCAAAGCAGGACTATTTGCAGGAGTGGAGTTATACCCATGCCTATCCTCAAAATTGCGTAAGGTTTCGCCGGATATTTAATCCTAGCCGCCGGGCCGATGAATCCATATACATAGAACAGCACCAAGGTGACCATCCGACGCGCCGCAATAACTTTGAGATAGCGCGTTCTCCGGTAACGAATGTAATCTGCATAGGTTCTGAAATTGAACTGGCATGGGCCGAATACACCTATGACATTACCGACGAGAGCCAGTTTGATGATATGTTTCAGGACGCGCTTGCTTGGGAACTGGCGGCAGAATTAGCCATTCCTCTTTGTTGTGATTTGCAGTTACAGCAATCGGTAAAACAAGACGCTAAAGAGGCAATGGACGAAGCGCGGCGTAAAAATGGCGGAGAAGGGACGGAAATGCAGCCGCGGCAATCAAACTATGACGCGGCGCGCATGGGCGGCTATTATGGGCCTCCCAATTTTGGCGATACATTTTAGAGGATTTAATGCCCTTACCCATTCATGGTATACAACCAACGTTCGCCGGTGGAGAATTCAGCCCTAGCCTATATTCCCGCGTTGATATAGCCAAATACTCAACTGGCCTTAAAACCGCCCGCAATGTCAATATCATGCCACAGGGAGGCGTTAGAAATAGGCCGGGGTTTTATTATGCTGGAACGGCAGGGGATTCTGCTCATGCGGTAAAACTTATACCGTTTGTGTATTCCGATGGGCAAGCATACATCCTTGAAATGGGACAGTATTATTTTAGAGTTTATGCCAACGGAGAAAGGCTACTTGTTGACCCGGATAATTTATCTAACTTTGACCCTACAGCATATTATCCGCAAAATTCTCTTGTTAAAGTTGGAAGTTATGTGGCTATTTATTGGGATGGTGCTACTGAAAAATATCTTACTGCCTATGCGCCATACGGAACAGACATAACAGATATGGCGGCAGATGTTGATGTATCTGGTGGTGTTGATTGTGCTGTAAGCGTAACGGCAGCTAATAAATTCCTGCATTTTAGAGTAGGTTCTACTGCTTCAAATAATTCAGCCGCAAACTTTCAGACTAAATTACGCGCTCTTGGTGGAGATTTCGCTAACTGGTTTGTTGTGGAAAATACCAAATATGCCGCCGCACGGATAACAACAATAACGTCAGGATTCACAACCTTTTATGAAAATAACAAAGAATATGTAAATCTTGTTTATGCCATTGCTGGAAACAGTAGTAACACAAGCATTTTTCCTGCCAAAATGACGACATCAGAGGCGGTGGCATGGCAGGAATGGACAGACCAAGTTACAACGCCTTATGCTGGAGCGGATTTATCAAGTCTAAAATTCACGCAATCTGCTGATACGCTTTTCATTTGTCATCCTGATTATGCGCCCAGAAAAATAGTTAGGCAAGCAAGTGGCGCATGGACGATTGAAACTGTTAAGTTTTACAATGGCCCATTTATGGCAGCTAATACAATATCGGGCCAACAGATAACGCCTAGCGCGGCATTTAGCGCGACCACAAAGACGATTGCGAGTGTTGCTTCATATCTTATCTATCCATTGGAATATGCCGTGCAATTGGTAACGTCTACGGCGCATGGTCTTTCCACTGGCGACCAGATAAAAGTATCAGGACTTGATGGCGCACTTGCAAGCACATTAAACGATAACACCTATAGCGTTATCGTGGTTGATACAACGACTATAAAACTATGCTATCAGGGAACCGGAAACGGCGTTATGATAGGTAGTTCCGCAATAAATTATAATGCGACCACAGGAACTGTAACAATCCCCGGGGGGATTACTCTTACTTCAAATTTTGAATTATTTGATTCGTTGCATGTCGGGGCATTATTCCAGTTAACGTACACAATTCCTGCGCAAAATAATACTGATTCGGGGTTTTCTACAAGCCCTCATACTTCCAGCACTATAAAATGCGGAAGCACTTGGCGGCTTATAACTTCCGGCACAGCATGGAATGGCGGCGTAACAATCCAGATGTCTACCGATAATGGCACAACATGGAATACACTTAGGACGATTACAGGAGACAATCTCAATAATGTTGACACATCTGGAGAAACAGGTGTTCAGCAATGCCTTATAAGAGCAACCGGAACACAAGCAAGTGGAACTCTTACCGTCAATCTTTCATGCGATACTTTTGACTGGATTAACACAGTCAAGATATTGACTGTTGTTGACGCTTTTACCGTGACATGCGAAATACAAGATACCGATTTAACGGGACTTGGCGGCACTACAGCAACATATCAATGGGCCGAGGGTTCATGGTCTGATTATCGTGGTTATCCTACGGTATGCTCTTTCTTTCAGGATAGGCTTGTATTCGCCTCCACTATTTCAGAACCGCAAACAGTATGGTTCAGCCAGACAGCAGACTATACAAACTTCGGGGTAAGTTCTCCTGATTTAATTGATAGCGACGCTATCAGCGTTGTGCTTCCCTCTCGGACTGTCAATATAGTAAAGAACATGGCCCCTCTTACGGCTATGGTTGTTTTAACTTCAGATTCTGATTTTAGCATTGAGGCCGGAACATCAGGAGTATTAACGCCCACATCAATTATAATAACCTGTCATGGGCATAGAGGAACTAATGCGGTAACTCCGGCGATTGTTGGTAATGAGTTGATTCTGGTTCAGCAGATGGGAACGGTATTGCGTAATCTAATTTACCAGTTTTCTGTAAGCGGTTATATGGGAGACAATATCAGCATAATGTCTCAACATCTTTTTACCGGACACCAGATAGTTGATATGGCTTTCCAGCAGGAACCGGATAGTATTTTGTGGGCCGTGCGCGATGACGGCACATTGCTTTCATTGACGTATATGCGAGAGCAAGAGGTTATTGCATGGACGCACCATGATACCGACGGCCTTTTTGAAAGCGTAGCCGTCATACCAAACACCACTCTTGGAATTAATGAAGTATGGGCGGTGGTGAATCGGACTATAAACGGAAGCACGGTTAGATTTATAGAGCGCATGTCGCCGCGAGATATGGGAGATAGCGCGGAAGATTACATGATGCTGGATTGCGCTATAACCTACGACTCAACAGCGACAACCACAATAACAGGCTTATCGCACCTAAACGGGAAAACTGTCAATGCGCTTGCGGATGGCAATGTTGTAACTGGACTTACGGTAGCCGGTGGTAGCGTAACCTTGCCCGTAGCTGCCTCTTTGGTTCATGTTGGCTTGCCTTATATATCCGACGTTGAAACATTGCGCGTAGAGCTTTCTGACCAAACTGGAACGGCGCAAGGGCGCAAGATAGCGATACCTCGCGTTACCATTCGATTCTGGAACTCTCGCGGAGGGTGGATTGGTATAACTTCACAGGACACTACGGAGATAGCGTCTACAGGAACTACAGGATTAGACCAGATAATGCAACGGGAGCCGGGGGATAATTACAGCGACGCAATACCGCTTAAATCGCGCGATTACCTGTTTACCCCGAATGGCGGTTATGATTTTGGCTCAAGCATATTCTACCGGCAAGTTGACCCTCTTCCATTTTGCATAACGGCATTTATTCCGCAAATAATAAAGGCAGATAATTGATGAACATTGATTCAAGAAATGCGGTATTTGAGGATTGCGCTTTTCTGGCTGAACGGTTAAGGCCGGAAGATTCTATAGAGGCTACGGCGCAATGTGGAAGCCCGTTAAAGGCACTTGAGCATTCATTCAATTCGTCAGAGTTTAAGATTACGCTTTTGATTAACGATAAGCCGGTTGCAATGTTTGGTTTAGCTGTCCCTGTAATTCTTGGAAATGTCGCAAATATATGGTTACTTGGGACACCAGAACTTGCTAAAATTAAAAAGACATTTATGGTTATGAGTCGCATAGTTGTAAAAAGATACCTTAAGATGTATCCTGTATTATGGGCGCAAGTTGACGCTAGATATACTAAAACCCATAAATGGCTTAAATGGCTAGGCGCGGAAAAAATATCAACGTATAATTTACACGGTGTTAAGTTTAACGATTTCATTATCAGGAGGGCATAATATGGGTGCTGCCGCGATACCGTTAATGGTTGGTGGAGGTGCATTGTCGGCCTATGGCGCGATAAAAGGCGGTCAAGACCAAAGCAATTATTATTCATACCTTGCCGGGACTTCACAGATAAATGCAGACCTTGCGAAAGCTGCCGGGGAATCAACTGTAAAAAGTATAGGCGCACAGGAATATCAGGGGATTAAAGACATAAGTGCGAAAGGAAAAGCGGCGGTTGGGGCGCAAAAAGCGGCAATGGCGGCAAGCGGCGCGGGAGTTGGTTCAAAGACTTCCGAACAGATTGTAAGCAACACTATGAGCAATATTGAACTGGACGAACAGGCACTACGCTACAATGCGGATTTACAGATGAAAAACGCCAGAATCGGCTCACAGGTTCAAGCCCTTAATTATGAAAGTCAGGCGGTTGGATATAAAATGGCTGGTTCAAATGCTTTAAGTGCCGGGAAACTTAGCGCACTTGGAACCATTCTAGGCACTGGCGGGCAGGTTGCAAGCCAATGGCTTAAAAACAAATCTACTACTGGTAGCGGATGGGGTATAAACTCATGAACGTGCCTATATATCAGCGAGAGGTAGGAATATCCGCACAGCAAACTGTTACGCCGCAAATAGAGCCGATTACCCAAGCCGCATTTGGGGAAAACGTATCCCGTGCCATTCAAGGAATAGGCGCACAGATTTCTGACACATCGGAACAGATAGCCAATCACTTGCTTGCAAAAAAAGAACGCGAGAACGAACAGTCTGCGAATGACGCAACTGCCAATCTAAACCGAGATATTGACAATTTGATGTATGGCAAAGACGGCTATTTGAGCCGACAGGGGATAAATGCCAAAGGCATTACGGCTGGCGAAATTGTGCCGCCAACGTCTACCGGGAAAACAGGCCCAACAATCCCAAAACCAGACCCGAATAGTTTTGTTAGTAAATCGGAGGAGTTGCGGCAACAGTATGCTAAGGGGTTATCTGGTAAGGCCCTTGAATTCTACGATAGGCTTTCAAAGGCGCATTTAGAGGTAAGGCGTAATGCCGTAATGAAACATGAAGCGACACAGATGCGCCAAGCCGAAGAAGATGGCATAGCCGCCAGAATAACCAATGATGCAAGCACATTTGCCATTGACGGAGGAGCTTCTAAAGAATCACAGGCCCTTTACGAAAAGGCTAAATCAGAGGCGGCAGACCTTTCGGCGCAACATGGCGAGGAACCCGCTACTGCCGAATTACGGCAGAAACAAGTAGCCGACCAGTTTCTAAAAAGCACCACAGAGGCCAACTTGGAGTATAAGCCAGATGTGGTTAAAAAGGCATTGGATACTTTACCGGCTTCTCCTGAATTCAAGGCAAAGATTCAGGCTATGTATGACGGCAGAATGATACAGTCCGGCATTGAGGCTATCCGCGACCCCCAAATATCCGCTTCTCTTCTAAATCCCGACCAGACATATAACGCTGAAAAGGTAACGCAATTTGCCAGCACGTTTGCCGATAGCAAGGGATTTTCTTTGGAGCAAAAAACACAATTGCTAAATGGCGCACGTTCGGAGGCAAGTCGGATAAATAGCGCAATGGCACAGCAAAGAGAACAGAATCAAGCGCAATGGTATAACAATGTGATACGCGATTACAACGCACTTACAAAACAGAATCCCATATCATCTCCCGACGCGCTAATGTCAAAGTATGTCCTAAAAGACAGGACTGATTTTACAGGATATGCTGCCATAGATACCGCTAAAAAATCTGACTTTATAAACAGTCTTTTTTCTGATGCAAACAAAGCGAGGGAATCGGCACTTGCATATTTAAGCCCTGCACAGAAAGCCGCTCTTTCCGAAGCTGAAATAATGGCAGATGGCAAATTAGGAAAGACACAAATACAGCTTGCCGGGATGGATGAAAAGCAATCCGCAAAAGATGTATACATGAATCTTATCAAGCAAAAAGTATCCGGTAGCAATATGACGCATGATGAAATTATCGGCTATGCTAATGACCTTTTCAAAAATGTAACTGTAAAGCCCGGTTGGATTTGGGATACTACGCAACCGGCATATCAGACTGCAACCGAAAAGGGGCAAGCGTATGCTATCAGCTTTGCCGAACTGGAAAAGGTTTATGGGAGGGACATGGTGCAGAAAGCACAATCCGTACTCGGTGGCGGTGCAAGTCCGGCCTCCGTAAATGAAGCAATACGGCGGGCATTAAAGATACCAGAAAGTAAAAAACTGGAACCACAAAAAAAGGGGCAGCCATTGCAAGGGTTTACCGTTCCGGCTGATATTTATAGAGGCAACAAAATATGACAATGGAAAATCCCTATCCGCAGACTGTGCCGGGCGTTCCTATTTCAGACGACCCCTTCAAGGGCATTGATTTATCAGACCTTAAAAAACCGGCACAGTTGCGCCAGAATTATGAGATGGTTTCGGGGCAGAATCCAGACGAAGCGGCGAAAATAGTAGACCTTTCCAAACGATTTAACGAATCCCCGAACTTCATAGCCAACAATCTTGATAAGGCTACTCAAGCCGCAAATGCTCCCGACTTTGAGGCTATTGCCAAAACATATCCCTACCTTTCAGAATTTCTTGTAGACCCTAAGCGTATGGCAATGGCGCATGATGATATTGAAAACTTGGGCCACGTGGAAGCGGCTATACAGGCGAACAGTATGTTGCTTGCATTTGGAGCAGGGTATCAGGGTTCAGTTACTGGACTTGCTTACCGTAAGGCATTGCCGGAAGTAGAAGTGCCGGAGAACGCACCATTTAGACATAAACTTGCCGCAGCTGCTGGTGGGCTTGCTGGAGATTTGCCCGCAATGTGGATAGGTGGTGTTGCAGGAGCAATCCCCGGAATAGCCGGAGGTCCCGCCGCCGCCGTTACCGGAATGGCAGGAGCATTTGCCTTGCCAGCCGCCATTAAACAGACATTGATAGAGCATTACCGGAATGGCGATATTGACACCTCTGAAGAATTATTCAGAAGAATTTACAGTATAAGCAAGGAAACGATTAAATCCGGCGCGATAGGTGTAGCTACCTTCGGCGGCGCAAAACTGGCAGGGAAGGCATTGGAGGGCGTTGCTGGTGCGGTTGCGCCAAAGGGCATACCGTTTGTCATAAAGCCCGGAGCAATGACTGCCGCTAGGACTACCGGGGAACTGGCGGGCATGACGGTTGGTGGCGCGGCTATTGAGGGCAAGAAGCCCACGTTTGAGGACGCGGCAATAAACACCATGCTGATAGGCGCGCTCCATTCTACGGGCGTTATTAAGGGCAAGATATATGATATGCGCTATGAGGCCATGAAAGCGGCGCAATCAAAGGTTACAGTTGAGGAACTTGCCAAAGCAACAGCCGCCCTCAAAACACTAAATAGAGCCCCTAGTGAAGTTGCTGAATTTATTGATGGGCAAATAGGCCCCGCACTTATCCCTGTGGAAAAGTTTGAAACCCTGTTCCAGAGCAAAGACATAGACCCTGAAAAGATGGCTATTAACTTGGGGATAGGCGATTCATACAAAGACGCTAAGGCAAGCGGCGGGAATGTGTCTATCCCGATGGGAACGCTCCAAAGCAAGGCGATGGATAAATACCGCCCCGGACTTGTGAACGATGTTAAATTTCATGAAGATAGTTTTACCGTCAATGAAATAAATGAACGTCGCGCAGAGTATGATGAAGCTGTAAAAACCGCAGTAGCAGAATCGGACAAGGCCATAAAAGAAAATCCCGACTTGCAAGCCGCACATGATTTAATCGCGGAGGATGTAAAAGCTCGGTTATCAAAAGCGGTGGCAAAAAGCGAAGGCGAAGGCGTTAAGGCTTCCGTTGACGAAGCAGCAAAGATAACCGCAAGCACTTTCATAGCGCAAGGTGTCCGGCGTGGCATAGACCCGCTTGAATTTTACCGCCAAAAAAGCTTAGGCATAACGGGCAAAATAGGGCCGGGAGATGCGGAGTTAATGCAGGGTAAAGAACCGTATAAATGGGAAACCATAAATAAACCATTTGCGGGTAGCTATGCTTCCGATACTTCTGAAAAACCTGATTTTATCATATGGAAAATACAGGGTGGACCGAGAGTAGGAAAATTTACGGTAAATAAAACTGGGATTGTTTACAAAAATTGGGATACTGTTGCTCCAAAACATAAAGAAAACATGCAATCTGATGGCGAATTTGGCACATTAGAAGAAGCAAAACAATATGCCGAAACTCTAAAATCAAACATACTCCGATATGCCAAGGGACAAGAAGGCAAGTTAATCCTTAAAAAATATCCTAAGACTGGTAGTTATTATGCGGATACTGATTCAGGCCAAATACGAGTTTCAGACCATTATGCAAGGACTAAAGGTGAACAAATAGGGGAAGGATTGCATGATTTTATTCGTGGAGGGGATACCCCTGACTATGTAGATGATAAAATAGGTGGCATTGAATTTAAGCGCACCGAGGATTGGAGTGATTTTGTATTCCCCGAAAAGAGCAACGCCCTTGCCAAATTTCGCAAAATAGAAAAAGAAGTACTTGTTAAACGTGAAGAATATATAAAGCAAAATCCCGAACTTTTCCAAACCCCGTCGGAATCGTTTTATCAATCTGCATGGCATGGTTCGCCGCATGACTTTGATAAATTCTCATTGCATAAAATAGGCACAGGAGAAGGCGCACAGGCTTATGGATGGGGGCTTTATTTTGCCGGGGATAAATCTATAGCTGAATATTATCGCAAAGCATTGAGCAAAAATGATATTTTAACGGTTCGTGATGAGGGAGGAAAGATTTTAGCACAAGGCGAGGCATTGAGTTCGAATGACCTTGAATCAATTAAATGGCTTGAAAAGGGAGCAAGAGACGCGGGAGAATTTAAGCATAATACTGCCCGATATGCTGAAATAGCATACAGAGATTCATTAACCGGAAAGCCAAATAAAGCGGTATTGTCTAAAATAAAAGAATGGGCCGATGCTAAGATAACCTACGAAAAGACAACCGGGAAACTCTACGAAGTCCAAATCCCCGAAGATGATAAATTGTTGGATTGGGATAAGCCCCTTTCGGAACAGAGTGAATACATAAAAAAAGCTCTTGAAAAAGAGCAAGAGTTATATCGCAAAACAGAAGGTAATCATGGTATTTATGTTTCCAAAAATTCTACCGGTAGGGACATTTATATTGAATCCAAATTAACGGCTGCGGGTTCGAAATCATCATCAAACAGTTCAGAGCTTGCTAGTAAATACCTAAACAATATAGGAATAAAAGGACTTAAATATCTTGATTTTGGTAGCAGAGGGGCGGGTGAAGGTTCCCACAACTATGTCATTTTCGATGATAAGGCTGTTGATATAATCAACAAGCATTATCAGGGTAAAGGACAAGAGCCTCTTGCGTCATTCTCCAAAACAAAGCAAGGCGCGTTTATCAATATGTTCAAAGCCGCAGACGCTTCCAGCTTCTTGCATGAACTTTCCCATTTCTGGCTTACCGATATAAATGAGTATGTAAAATCCGGTAGTGCGAATGAGCAATATCTTGCTGACTGGAAAACCATACAGGATTATCTTGGAATCAAGGAAGGCAAGGAAATATCACGCGAACAGCATGAGAAGTTTGCACAGTCCTTTGAGCGTTATCTTATGGAAGGCAAAGCCCCGTCTGTGGAATTGCAAGGCGCGTTTGCAAAGATGAAAGCGTGGATGATAAAGATTTATGATGGTGTGCGCCGGACGCTTGGAGTTGAAGCTATCACGCCGGAGATAAAAGGCGTGTTTGATAGGCTAGTAGCCACAGATGAGGCTATAACCGAGGCGCGTTCAGAGATTGGCATGGACGTGTCCGAAACCCTGGCAGGGCTTACAGGAGACGCATTAAAGGCCCGGCAGCAAGCCGAAGCTATCCTGTTAAAGCCGATGATGGAAGATTTAAGCGCGGCGAATAAGGCTAAACTGGAAGCCGAGCGTAAGCGCATTACGGCGGAGGCCGAAGTCTCAATATCGCAAGAGCCGCTTTATGAAGCTATAGATTCATTGCGTAAAGCCATAGGCATTGAAAAGGATACATTCACTGAACAGCCGGTAAGGAATGACGCGCAGAAATTCATAGACGGAACGCTTGACGCTAAAAAGTCTGAACTGTTTGAGATTCAGGCAGAAGTAAACGGGTTTTCAAGCGGCGATGAGTTGGCAAAGAAAATACTGGAAGCCGACACCATGGAGTCCGCTATCCAAAAGATTGTTGATACGGAGATGGGAAAACTGGATAGGCTTACCGACAAGGCAGCAATAAAAGAGGACGCGCTAAAGGCGTTACATTCCGGCGATAATATGGGTAAACTGCTATCGCTTGAAATGCAAGTGCTTGAAGGCATGAGGCTGAACAAGGACATAAACGCCGAGCTGTCAAAGGAACGTCGGGCCAATGCCTCCCGCGAATGGGAAGCTATTAAAATGCAAGCCTCCAAAACACTTGGTAACAAGCCCATTGCGGAAGCCGGTAAATTCAGGACTTATTACACGCTTGAGCGTAAAGCCGCAGAGCGCGTAGCAAAGGCGATGGCTAAGGGAGACACGGAAGCCGCTATTAAAGCCAAGCGGGAACAGATTGTAAGCCATGCGCTTGCGGCAGAGGCTATCCGGCTTAAAGAACGAATAGGTAAAGATATTGCGTTCCTTGACGACCAGCGAAAAGCTGATAAAAAACTATTCAAAAAAGATGAGCATTTCCAGCAAGTAGCCTCTTTGCTTTCACGGTTTGGAATGGGCCGGAATGATTTTGACCCGTCAAAAAAACAGGAAACTTTAACGCAATGGGCCACGCGAATAGCTGATATTTATGGAGAGGCGGTATCCGCATTTCCTGACTGGATAATGAATGAAGCCATAACCAAAGACCTTAAATCACTTACCGCAAACGAATTGAAGGATTTGCGGGATTCGGTAGCGCATATCAAGCATATCGCAAATGGCGAAAACCAAATGCTGTTAGGGGAACGACGGGCAATGATAGACGCGCTTGCCGGTGAACTTCATTCGGCACAAATTGAAAGCGGCAATGTCGGTAAAACCGCGACCACAAGTGCGGCTGAATCTTGGCCCGATAAGATAATTGCGGCTAAGGATTGGGTGCGGAATGAACTCATAACCGTTGAAACTCTACTCCGAAAGCTGGACAGTTACAAGCATGAGGGTATATGGTGGAAGTCTTTATTTGAAGGTTATAAAAACTCTGCTGATAATCGTGCTAAGGACATGGTAGAAACCGCTGCCAAGTATCGGGATATTTGGGATGCTTATACTCCAAAAGAGCGAGAAGGCATGGACAGCAAAAAGATATTTGTCCCGGAACTTGGCGTATCATTGACAAAGACGGAAATAATGACTGCCGCTATGAATTGGGGAACTGAAACAAACCGGCAACGATTGCTTGAAGGAAGTGGCAGATATAAAGATAGTGACGGCAAGCAATGGACACCCGAAGCCGTAACAGCCATGTTTGACCGCGAAATGACTAAGCGGGATTGGGATACTGTTCAAAAAACATGGGACTTGGTTGATTCATTTTGGTCCCGTATCGCCGCAATGTATGAGCGTATTACAGGCTTTGCTCCTGAACGATTAGAGCGTTCCACTGTACAAACTCCACACGGAGAATACTTCGGCGGGTATTTCCCCTTGCGCCGCGACACTCGCCTAGATATACGCGGTGATGAGCAAATGCGGGCCGAGCAAATGCTAGGCCAAATGCCTACATGGAGAGCATCTACAAAAAATGGGTTTACGAAATCCCGTGTAATTGGCGCGGAATACCCCGTGTCGCTAGACATACGAGGAATAAACCGGCATTTGTCAGATGTTATACATGACCTTAATTTGCGCGAATGGGTTTTAGATTCAAACCGACTTCTCAATAATAAAGAGATTCAAGTATCGTTGCAGGACGCTTTGGGAATGGAAGGATTTAAGACGGTAAAAGATTGGGCGCGTGATATAGCTGGGACAAAAGGCTATGAATCTTTTGACCCGATATTGCGGGAAATTCGCCGCAGAACTATCATATCCACGCTTGGGCTAAGATTAAGCACAGTATTTCTACAGGCTGATGATTTAAGCGCGTATGGGCGTGTTGACCCTAAGAATTTTGGTGTTATTAATGTAATGTCCAGTGTTGCCTCACATTATGCAAAAGTAATGTTCCGCTCGGAATCTATAAAGGAAGTTAGCGATTTTGTTGATTCGAAATCAAAATACATGAAATACGAACGCGGTGAAAATCTTGACCGTGATGTAACGGATGCGGCAAAAAATAGTTTTGGTAAAGACGACAAAATAGCAAAGGCCGCTATGTTTTTTGTTTCCACTGCTGATAAGTTATTATCTAAACCCGTCTGGAAAGAAGCCTACAAAGTTGGCCTTGAACTAAATAAAGGGAATGACGATAAAGCAATTTCATACGCAGATGGGATAATACGCCGGGCGCAAGCCTCCGGGCGACTTGGCGAGATGGCTAAGATAATGCGTGGAAGCGAGTTTAAGAAAGCCTTGACGATGTTCTATTCATTCATGAGCAAGCGTGCAAATATCTGGTATGAACAGATTGATAAAACAAAGACACCGGCAGACGCGGCAGAACTTGCTGGCACATTTATGGCCTTGTGGATTTTTCCTAGTCTGTTTAGCTCATTTATACGGAATGGGCTACCGTCAGACGAAAAGAAACAGAAAAAATATCTCAAGGAAATTCTTATGTATCCGTTTACGCTTTTCCCCGTTATCCGTGATATAGCCGATTTCGCTATGGATAAGGCTTTAGGATTGCCTGATTTCGGGTATGGCGTTACCCCTCTTACTAGAAGCGTTGATTTACTTGGTAATTTTATAGGAAAAATGAAAAGCGATACTGCCACTAAAGGACAAAAAGCGGAAGCAGTAGCACGACTATCAAGTTTAGCCGTTCCGTATCCAGACCAACTTAATGTATGGGTATTCAATGCGGCAGATTATGCCAATGGCATGACACCAAAGCCGGAAGATGTGCTAAGACGTAGACCAGTTAAAGAACGATAAGAGCATTGCAATGCTAATAATTCAGTGCTATAATACAATGTATACATAGGAGCGCAAAATGTCCCTTTCTGATTCAACCACAAAAGTAATTTATGCCGGAGATGGAGTAACCACAGAGTTTGATATAACTTTCGCTTTGCCTACTGGCAGCACTGGCACGGATGTTTATGTCTATGTTGTTGACGACGAAGGCAATGTTACGCTTCTTACGTCAAACTATAGCGTTGACATTAACGCGCTTACCGTTACATATCCTACGGTGGGTGGTGTATCTCCGTTGGAAACTGGCGTAAACGCATTGCCGGTTGGATGGGAAATAGTGTTGTTGCGTTCCGAGCCTCTTTCACAAACAGTGCAACTTACCGAACAAGGCGTATTCAGTGCAGAAGCTATCGAATCAGCTTTTGACAAACTAACCATGATTTGCCAGCAGTTGCAGGAACAGTTAAGCCGATGTTTTATGGCTCCGGTAAATCTGCCATACGACCCGCTTTCACCTGTTGTCCCTCCTACGGTTACGGGTCTTACGCAGTCAACCGGGACACTTGCGGAACTTATAATAATATCGAACGCTTCTCCTACTATTCCGCGCTTTGGCATAGCTTCGGATATAGGTGGTGGTCAGCTTGTATATTATCCCGGATATGCGTCCACAAATGGACTACAGGGTAGCGGATGGTATGCAATTGGAGGTGGGATATGATAAAAACAGTTGCAATTATTACATTACTTTCCTCAACAGCATACGCAAGCTCTTTACAGCAACTTGACCTATATCAATCTACAGCAAGCTATAGGATAAGCGGACGATTTGCCGTTGCAGCCAGCTCAACCACATACAACACATTCACAACAACGATTGACGGCACAAACGGCATAAATTCTAGCAAGCAGATTACAGTATCATCTGCTACTGTAAACGGCAATACTTCCATTACTGGCGCGATAACTGGACCTACAATAACAGCTATTGCGCTATCTACAACGACACTATCAACATCAACAAATACACTTAATACGGCGATAACCAATGAGGCCATTGCACGGGCAGCCGGGGATTCTGCTTTGGCAGCTTCTACTACAACTATTGCCGGTAATCTGTCTACAGAAACCAGCAACAGAATTAGCGGAGATAATGCACTTGCGGTTGCCACTACAACCCTACATACCGAAACAGTTGCAATATCGCGCATAGATTTATCCACCATCACAACTGCTTTATCTGGGAAATTGAATAATACCGAAGCCGTACCAGTAAACCTTTTAGATTTTTCAACAATTACCACTGCATTGAATGGTAAAGCTGATATATCCGGTCAAGTTTTCACTGGCAACATATCTGCCCCAGATATTCAGGCCACCTATGGCATAGTAGCATCAACGGGGACATTCTCCAACGTGATAACTTCAAGCGGCGCGCACATATACACGAACGGGTCTGATAATTGGCTGGCTTTGGAAAAACCGTCCTCGCGCACATTTAACATTAGCTATGATTCGCGTACGTTTAACAGTGCAGTAAATCGTAAAGCATTAAAAATTCTATCCGATACCGGTGTAGGTATGGAGGGAACATGGCTTGACGATTATGGGTTCTGGCATATCGGGGATATGGAAAGCCACTTCCCGAATCTATGGGTGTCTGCTTCAACAGGACCGGCAGTCAGGATATACGGCGATATTTTAGTAGGAGATTTGGTTTATTTTGGCGCAACCAGCGAAGCCGGGCTAGAGGTATTGCAAGTCGGAAAGCGTGAAACTGGTGCTTATGAAAGTGGAACATATTTCATGACGGCGCAGCATCTTAATTCTGATTATCGCGGCGGCGCGTATATTTATCTTGGACCCAACAACGCGAATCAGGGCAATGAACGTGGGAATATACGTTTAACCGCTTTTTCCAGCAGCACCGTAGTTGGGACCGAGAACAGCATTTATTTTTCACACCGTACTGGAATTGATACCGTTGGCGATATGGGGTATTTTGGTGCGGATGGGAATCTACACTTGAATGGGAATGTGTCTTTATACGGCACAAATCCACAAATAATAAGTGCTAATACAGTAGATATGATAATCTCAAATTCGCAAAACAGTAGCATTGTTGCAGATTCAAATGCAGATGGAAGTGGCACTCTTAATTTTCTTATTGGGACTTCTACGGAGATATTCGTTGCTAATAACGGTGTTACTAATTTTACACATGCTGTAGGAATGTCTAGCACCTTAAACGTAACTGCTGGTGCGAGCGTCGATTCATTGACGGCAACCGCTAGCGTATCCGTCATAGCAGCAAATTCAGGTATTGAATTGGGTTCAACCACAGTGGCTAACACGCCATATATCGATTTCCATTCAAGTGGTAACACGATAGACTACGATAGCAGACTTGTTGCTTCGGGTGGCAATGGCACTTCTGGAAATGGAACATTGCAAGCCTATGGCACCTTTAGCTTTGTTAAAAACCCCATATATACTATCCAGCAGTCCACTTATACAGCACGGTATTTCGCCTTTCAAAGCAATGCAACTGCGGCGGGACCTTGTGTTTCTGGAAGCACCTTAACATTAACTTCCGACGGTGTGCAAAACATCCGCGTACACGTTAACGCGGGGGTGAACCTCGCCGCTGTTAACCAAGAATGCTCTTTATCACTTGTAGTAGACGGCGCAGCCTACTCGACTGGGGATGCCGAGTATCCCTACAATTCGATTCTACGTGGGCAAATTGATGGTACAACTACCAAAACAATGATAAATATAGACCACCTTTTACATGGGTTGTCTATCGGAACGCACAGTGTTTGCTTATCGCCAGTTTCAAGCAATGTGGCCGTGTCCTGTAGGTATGGCGTGAATCAAATCTCTTTGCATCTTGAGGCTCCATAAAGGAGTTGCTTATGAATGATTATGATTTTAGAATTGCCGCATTAGAAAAGAAAATTGATGGGAATGGACAGCCGGGGCTTATGACGGAGGTGGCAACTATGAAAGCAGAAACGATAGCAATCAGGGCAGGGCAGGATTTGCTCGCCAAAAAGTTTGATGATGCGATGGCTATAGCTTTGCGATGCACAGCGTATATAGCGTTAAGCGCGGCAAGTATTATCTTTGCTGCTATTTGGGACAAAGTGAGATAATATGAAAACACTCAAAGAAATCTGTGACGAATTGCTGGCGGCTAAAGACTTGCAGCCGCGCGACGGTGAAACTTTTTGCAACGTTGCGGTGCGCCGTGCTGCGCTGAATTTCGGATACAGCTGCTTCCAACTAAATGCACTGGCAAATGATATAGTATCCGTCATGTGCGATTACGGGGACTTCGACATGGTAGATGGGAATAACGCTGCTAAATTCGCCAATGCCGGAAGGCTTGTAATTGCCGGACTTCAATTTGTCAGGTGCGCCGAAGCGCACGATGGGCGATGCCAAGTTAGCGACTGTCCTTATTACAAGGATACCCGCGAGCCTATATCGTCGGTGGACTGTGAGGGCCGGATTGTGAAGATGAAGCGACTCGCGCACGGACACGTGGCTGTCGTCTACCCCGCTCCCGTGCAGCGTAGCGGCTCTTGGAACAAGATGGTGCCTATGCTGGCTAACATTGGAAAAACAAACGGACTTATGCGCACTAGTCAGGCTTTTCCAGTCGAGCCGGACTATTTTGTTTTGAAGGCAAATTAATAAGGAGAATTATGACAATACGCAAAATGCTGTTGATTGTGTGGGTATGTATGGTGGTGGGTGCGTTGGCAGGACTTGCTAATGCATCAGATACCACAGCCGTCACAACTGTTGAGGCTGGTGGCATATCTCTGGACCTGTCTAGCGTATTCACGACTACGCGCGGCGGCGAGTTTATCGCCTTTGACGGGACGACTTATACAAGCCTCTACGCGCCGGTGGTAAGCTTCCATGACGCGGCAGGTTTGGAACTGGTAAACCTCAACGCTGGCGCGATGGTTGATAATGATAGCGTCAAGGGAAGTCCGCTTTTAGCCTTTGGCCTTCGCGCGGACAACCTGCTTAAAAAGGTGCTGTTGTCCTCGGAATGGCTAAAAACCCACGCAACCGGAGCTAGTTTGCCGCCACTTGAGGCTGGTCTCGCGTTAAGCTGGTTTTCCCCGACGCACACATGGATTTACGGCATCAATGTCGCCGTAAAATTTGGCAGCTAAAATGTGGGCCTTTCTATTCAGTATGTTTAAGCGATTCGGAATCAGTCTTACCGTCCAGTTGCCGACGGGATATAAAAAAGGCGACAAGGAAAAATAGGAGGCAATTATGAACTGGCTACTTGGGCTTGATAGACTGTGGTTGAAACTCGACGGTTTGAAATGCTATCTTACCGGCGCGGCATTGATATGTACGGGCTTGGCTGGCATGATAACCGGCTTTTGTGGAGTGGAAGGTCAACATTCAATTACCGCGCTATGGACCTTTCTAAAATCGGCTTCTGCAAGCTCTGATTGGAACATGATAATATCTGGTTGGGGTTTTATCGTAGGCAAAAGCGCGGTTGCTAAAACGGCACTAACTACTTCCATTCCCCCGCCTTCCAATAATTAATTCCGCGCGATATTTCCGCGCATAAATCCCCATCGGCCCTCGCTCCGGTGGGGATTTTTATTGATTCTCCGACGGTAAAAATAGCCCTTGACAATCCGCAAAACATCATATATACTTTATATATAAGGAAGCAATCTTAACAAAAGCGAGGACCCTAAAGTGAACACTCAAAAAATGGCGGAAGTAGAAAATCTGCTTCGAGACTCGAAAAAATCAGGACTAATAAATCACTCCGAGTATCAAAGCGGGATTGACCGGCTCGGGGCTACGAAAGAGCAGAAAGCGGAAGCTTTTGAGCGTGGAAAGCGCGCCCATCTTGAAGCTGCAGCTTCAGGACAACCGCTTTGCAGTGGATTCGCGTTACCATAATAAAGAGATGAAAGGAGAGATGAAATGAAAGGCTATAAAGCATTCGACCAGAACATGAAGTGCCGCGACTTCCAATATGAAATCGGAAAGGTCTATAAACATGACGGCGACGTTAAAATGTGCGGCGCGGGTTTCCATTTTTGCGAATATCCGCTTGACGTGCAGGGATATTATGCGCCAGCAACTGCGATTTTCGCCGAAATAGACGCAAGCGGGACTATATTAAAAGATGGCGATGAGTCGATTTGTTCTGAACTGAAAATTGTACGCAAACTCACCGCGTTGGAACTCAACGAAGCTGCGAAATCCTATATTCTGGAGCGTGTAGAAAAAGAAAAAAAACAGAGCAATAGCGGGAACCAGTCCAGCGCGAGCAATAGCGGGAACCAGTCCAGCGCGAGCAATAGCGGCGATTGGTCCAGCGCGAGCAATAGCGGCTACCAGTCCAGCGCGAGCAATAGCGGTGATTGGTCCAGCGCGAGCAATAGCGGCGACTATTCCAGCGCGAGCAATAGCGGCAAAGAGGGTTGCGCGGTTTCGCTCGGAATTGAGGCTAAAGCCCAAGGTGCTTTGGGATGTTTTCTGACTTTGGCTGAATGGAAAGAGGTAGACGGTAGATGGCATCGCATTACCGTCGTGAGCAAAAAGGTGGACGGCAAAAAAATAAAACCCGACACATGGTATCAGCTTGAAAATGGAAAGTTTGTGGAGCCCAAGCCATGAAAATATAATTTGCCGCGCAGGCATGGGCGGCGATCTAGGCAAAAGGAGAAAGTAAAATGACGACTAAGCAAAAACTACTGTTAGCGGGTGTCGTCACGCTGATAGTAGTGGTGTACCTGATAGCCGCGCATCTCGGTGCGGGATTAGGGTTGCACTAGCCTAGCACCCCGCCGTCGCTATTAAAGGGCGGCGGGGATGAATTTAAGGAGGCGTTATGAAAAAATGGGTATTGGCGTATCAGGATAGTAATGACAACTGGCAATTGGAGGAATTTGCAGATGATGAACGAGAGGTGTCCGATGAGGGAAGCGTTGTAAAGCGCATGAAAGAATTGCGCGGTCATGTTAAAAATCTACGGCTTCTTCGGGAGGTTGCGTGAATTCGGAGACCACAGAACTATACGAATCGGTTTTGAAAATAATCAATTCCGATAAATCCGCTCGAGGTAAAGCCATTGATATAATGATGATTTTACTGATGGAAAAAGCAAAGAGCGCGGCGGCAGCGACGCTTAGATTTACCGGACCGTTGCCTGAAACTAAATTCCGTATGCTTGTAAAAAGCGGGAGGGCTTAATCATGAATTCAAAAATAGCACATCAGCATCATTCTGAACTTTCCAAGTGGCTGGCTAAAAAAGACTTATGCTTAGGCGATTTCGCGCAGAAAATCGGCGTAAAATATATGACAGCCTCAGCGTGGCTTTACGGCGGGCATATCCCATGCAGAGAGCATTGCGCCAGAATCAAGGCCGCTGGATTTGAGGACTGCCCCTTGCTTAAATGGCGGCAAGAATCAGTTGACAGGAGGCTTGCGAAACTAATATAATTGCTCTGCTTAGGGAACGGTGCTTTACAATTTGTCGCCCATGTTCGCCGCTCCCTAAGCAAGACGGAATACTGAACGTGGGCGATTTTTTTATATCCAAAATCAAGCGAGGAAAAAAATGACAAATGAAATAGCAGTACGTGCGGAAGTGGTGCAGAGTTTTGCACTGAGTGATATGCAAGTGATGGCAGACGCTGCGGTAAAATCGCAGCTTTTCGGTGTCAAAACAAAAGAGCAAGCATTAGCATTAATGTTGCTTTGTAATGCTGAGGGCATACATCCAATGCGCGCAGTCCAAGAGTACCATATAATTCAGGGAAAGCCGTCCTTGACGGCACAAGCCATGCAAGGCCGATTTCAACGGATGGGCGGTAAAATACAGTGGATAGAACGGAGCCTCACAGCGTGCGAAGCTGAATTTTCCCACTCGCAAGGTGGCACGGTGAAAATCCGGTATACGATGGAAGACGCAAAGCGAGCGCAGCTTGATACTAAAGACAATTGGAAAAAGAATCCGCGACAAATGCTAGCTGCGCGCGTAGTGTCCGAAGGTGTACGCGCAGTTTTCCCCGGAGTTTTGGGCGGGATGTATACGCCGGAAGAGGTTAGCGATTTTGCGCCAGAACCTATCTCGTCCGCGCCAGTTGCAAAACTTATAGACCCGATTGCTCCAGAAATAATTGAAAAAATAAATGCTTGCAAAACGGTTGAATCATTATCAAAGTTTTGCGGCGCGCAGAAAACCAAAATTGAAGCGGGGCAAATGCCGCTATTACTTGCGGAATATAACCGCCGAGAAGCGGAACTTATAGCCGAGAAGGAACATCCGAAAAATGAAAACGCATCGGCATGACGTTGTGCAAGGGTCGCCCGAATGGGTGGCTCTGCGTTTGGGCCGAATGACCGCAAGTTGTGCGTCTGAAATAGGCAACTGCGGCAAGGGCCTTGAAACGCTTTGCGCTGAACTGGCAGCAGAGCGATTGACTGGCGTGTCATCTGATTCATGGAGAGGAAATCAGGATACCCAGCGCGGGAAAGAATTGGAGGATTCGGCGCGAATTATATACGGATGGGAACACGGCAAAATTGAACAGGTAGGCTTTTTCTCCTACGGTGAATTTGCCGGATGTTCGCCGGATGGTTTGGTAGGAAGCGACGGCGGCATTGAAATTAAATGCCCAAATAATCGCAAGTTTTTAAGCGTTTGCCTTGATGGTAAAATTGAATCAGGTTACCTGTGGCAAATACAAATGAACTTGCTCATAACGGGCCGTAAATGGTGGGATTATGTTTGTTATAATCCCAATTTCAAAAATCCGCTTTACGTCCAGCGAGTTGTTCCCGACGAGAAAAAGCATGAAGCATTGCTTGCTGGAATTGAAAGCGGCGAAAAACAAATCAAGGAAATAATCGAAAAAATGGAGGATGGGACATGGCAGAAATAATATCAAAAGCGGGAGGGTTTTCAGTATTTCAAGGGAAAGCTAAAGGCACTGGGAAGGAATATACTAAATTACATTATTATCACAAAGATAAAAATGGAGAGATTAAAAATGTGGAAATCATGCTTTTCCACGAACAAGTACACTCATTGTCAAGGATGTTCACACGCGCAAGCGATAAATTACTTGACTACGATGCAGAAATTGCTACAGAATTAATGCTCAAATCATTTGCTAGTAAAGCAACAGAGACGGAACCTACTCCAGAGCAAAAAGCGCAGTCAGAATGTCCGTTCTAAATTGACATGGAACAATTGTTTATTCAAAACGAGAAGGAACTTATAATGGCCCATGCGATTATAGCGGAATTGCTTAAAGTGGGGCCGGTAGATTTACAATACCGGCCCCATAAACGAAGCAAGAGCATGGAGCAGCTAGGATATTATTATGGGTGCGTATTACCCTTGCTGCAAAAGCGTCTAAAAAAAGATGGCAATGATTTTTCTATTGACCGAATTGACGCCTTCCTGAAAACTAGGCTTTTCACCGAAACATTATTTAATCCGCTTTCGGGTGAAATGGAAAAAATAGTCAAGATGAAGCGCAACGCTACGGTTTTGGAAATGTCTGAATATCTGCAACTGGTTATAGACTTTTGCCAGACGCAATTAGGCATGAAAATACCGGCGGCAGAAGACTATATAATCCTAAAGGAAATTGGGTTATAAAAACACACCGAGCCGTAGCGGATACTGCGGCAAGGATTTTATGAAACTCTGTAAAGATGGAAGTTTGCCGGAACACGGAGAGCAAGTCAAATTTATCAGGTGGGCAAGAAGCTGGCTTCCTGAAAATTTGCGTAGCCTAATTTTCGCAATCCCCAACGGTGGCAAGCGAAATGTTATCACGGCTATAAAATTGAAAGCGGAGGGTGTTGTACCGGGTGTGCCTGATATTTTTTTCGCATGGCCCCGTCAAGGTTATCACGGACTTTTTATTGAAATGAAAAAGGCCAAAGGAGGCATGGTATCAGAGGAACAGGCGGCAATGCATCACCGGCTAACGCTGGCAGGGTATCGCGTTGTGGTGTGTCATGGCGCGTGTGAAGCTTCGGCAGAAGTAGCAAAATATATGAAGGACTTGGATGATTCTAAATGAATGTACTTAGCCTGTTTGACGGCATATCCTGTGGGCGTGTTTCGCTTGAGCGAGGAGGGCATAGAGTTCATAAGTATTTTGCGTCGGAAATTGATAAATATGCATATCTATTTCACAAAAAAACTATCCAGATATTATCCAACTTGGCAATATAGAAAAATGGCGTGAATGGGATATTGATTTGGCCTCAATAAATCTGCTTTTGGCGGGTTCGCCGTGTCAAGGATTTAGCTTTGCTGGCAAGGGCTTAAACTTTGAGGACCCGCGCTCAAAACTGTTCTTTGTCTTTGTGGATATTTTTCGCCATATAAAAAAGCTAAATCCCGACGTTAAGTTTTTGCTCGAAAACGTGCGGATGAAAGGCGAACACGAATTAGCCATAACGCGGACACTGGATACGTTGCCCATTTATATAAATTCTGCGCTTGTTTCGGCGCAAAATAGGAATCGTATCTATTGGACTAATATCTTGGGCGGTGGATTTTTAGAGGAAATTTCTCAGCCAGAAGATATGGGCATATTGTTACAGGATATTTTGGAATCTGGAACAGCTGACAAAATAAAAAGTAATCCTATCTTGGCGCAGTATCACAAAGTCAATGCCAAAAGTGGATTAAAAAGATACCATGAAAAACACATAGGACAACTAGTCCGAATCGGTAATATCGGTAAGGGTGGACAAGGAAATAGGATAGTATCACCTATGGGTAAGTCATACGCTTTGAGTGCAGAATCATCAGGAAGGGCAGGAGGTGGCGGAAGTTTAATTCCAACAACTACTGGATGGAGAAAATTATCTCCAATTGAATGTGAACGCCTACAAACTATTCCAGATAATTATACGGAAGGCATAAGTAAATCTAGACGATATCATGCACTTGGGAATGCCTGGACTGTTGATGTTATCGTCCATATATTAAAGGGATTAAAGGGGACCAGATGACCGACGATGAAATAGAAATGATGATTGCATGGGCGGGGGAGTATGAGTTTATATTAACTGCGAGAAAATATGAAACCCATTGAGGATTTTGTTGGCAAGGTTATACAGGGCGATTGCCTTGAAGTTATGAAGCAGATGCCGGATAAGTCTGTTGACTTAGTGCTGACTGACCCGCCGTATGGTATTAATTTCCAAAGCAACTACAGAATAAATAAACATTCTAAAATTTTAGGAGATGGAAATTTTCCAGTCCATATTTTTGATGATTTATTCCGTATTGCAAGTCGGGCTGTATACGTTTTTTGTCGGTGGGATAATTTAAGACAACTTCCAAAGCCTAAAAGTGTTTTGTGTTGGGTAAAAAATAATTGGTCTATGGGTGATTTGAAACATGAACATGGCAGACAATGGGAGGCATGTTGTTTTTATCCTATGGAAAATCACGAGTTTATAGAGAGAATCCCTGATGTTATTTTTTCAAATAGAACTGGAAACGAATTGCACCCGACACAAAAACCCATAGAAGTAATTGAAAAAATAATAAGTGCCAATCGGGGGGGGGTAATACTTGATTGTTTTCTCGGCTCTGGCACTACGGCAGTAGCCGCAGAGAGATTAGGCCGCAAGTGGATAGGCATTGAACTTGACCCGAAGTATTGCGCTATCGCGCAGGCAAGGATTGACGCAGAGCGAGCGCAGCTTAAAATGTTTTAACTTGCAAAGCCGATAATAGTTTGGTAACATGACAAAATGCGAGAGCAGGAAAATGGAAAATCAAAACACTGATTTGGCAGCAATGCCAAAAGCCGCGCCCGCCGCCTGTCCTCGCAGACATTCCACAAGGCGGGGCGGCTTCAATTTTTAGGAAGGTAAAAAATGCCAAGAACGCGCTATATTAAACCTGACTTTTTTACAGATTCGGACATTTCGGATTTGCCGCCAGACACGCAATTATTGTTTATTGGGTTGTGGTGCTACGCAGATAGAGAAGGGAGATTAGAAGATAAGCCGCGCGAAATAAAAGCCCGGTTATTCCCGTACAGGGATGTTGATGTGGAATCAGGGTTACAACGGTTAAACACCGGAGCAAAACGGTTCATTAACCGTTATGATATTGGGGGGAAACTTTATATCCAGATATGTAATTTTGCAAAACACCAGCGGCCTCACCATACCGAATCCGGCAGTAAGATACCCTCTCCGACGGGGGAAAAGGTAATTAACGGTGCTTTAACGGTTAAGG